GCAGCTGTTAAAAAGGGGGGTTAAAACTTGTCTTACACCGGAAACGATGTAATTAACGGGCTATTCGGTAAGCTGTACGATGAAAACGGGGACCAGCTGCAAAGTACCCAGGAATTCGAAGCGACCGAAGAATTCGACAAAACAGACGTTATTATCCCGGGTAAACGCCGTAAGTCTTCTAAAATTACGGGGTCAAAGGTAAGCGGTAAATTTACCTTGGACCATATTGATACCCGGCTGCAGAAAAAAGTCGCGGAGAATCCGACTGCTAAATATAACTATATCGGCAGGCTGGAAGACCCGGACGTCGACGGCAAAGAAGCGGTCCTTTTTAAAGGGGTTTCCTTTGACGCCGTACCGATTATTAACTGGAAAGTAGGCGAAAAAGGCCAGCGCGAATTTGCTTTTACTGCCGATGACTACGAATTCACCGACGCTATAGAATAAGCGGGTAATCATACCCGCTTTTTAAAGTTTAAACTACAAAATCGGAGGGTTAGAAAATGGAAGAAAAGAAAATGGTTTCGCTGGACCTGGTCCTGGGGTTAAAAGACGACGAAATTACTGCTTTACCAAAAGGCGAATACCCGACTAAAAGGCTGGGACTTGTCCCGCTGCGGGCTATTACGCCGGAAGAACTGAAGGAAGTAAGAAAGGACAGCGGGGTCCGAAATAAGGCTGGTCAGATAACGGATATCGACGAAGACCTTATGGCCGCGCTGATGTGGACGAAGTCCCTGGATACCAGTCGGACGGACTTCGACTTCGGTAACCCTGAACTGCTTAAAAAGTTAGGGGTTACGACGAAGGTCCAGGCTGTCCGTAAGTTGCTTTTAGTTGGGGAAATACAAATGGGCTGCCTGTATATTAAAGACCTTTCCGGTTTTAGTGCTACGGCTAACGACTTAAAAAACTAATAAAGAAAGACCACGAAGCGAAGTTTATCGCACAGCTTATGGTCTTCGAAAACTGGAAAATTAAAGACGTCTTAGAGTATTGGCAGGCCGACCCGATATTCCAGGAATTCGTCCGTCAAGCCTTTTTTGAGTTTTGGCCGCAAAAATATCCACAGAAAGACGGGAAGGGGGTTTAAGCATTGTCGACGTTAAGCATGGGAATAGTGCTTTCTTTACGCGATATGTTTACCCCAGGATTAAGTCGGGCAGACAGGGCGGTCCAGGGCTTTCGTGAAGGTATGCGGGACGCTAACCGCGATTTAAACGACCTTACCAGGCCCGGACCGCTGCGGCGGTTTGCTGCTGAAATAGAAGGAATTTCAGGGGGTTTTAAGGCAGCCGGAACCGCTATGACGGCAGCCGGGGCCGGTATTGCTTTCGGTATAGGGAAAGCGGTACAAACAGCAATGAACTTCGAAGCGCAAATGTCCAGCATAAAGGCGGTCACCGGGGCCACGGCTGACCAAATGAAGCAGCTGCAGACCCAGGCTATAGAAGCCGGGGCCAGAACAAAGTATTCAGCCCTGGAAGCTGCACAGGGGCAGGAAGAACTTTTAAAAGCCGGTCTTACTGTCCAGCAGGTCCTTTCCGGCGGTCTGGACGGGGCTTTAAATCTGGCGGCAGCTGGTGAAATAGAACTGGCCGACGCTGCGGAAATAGCTTCGACCGCGCTTAACGCTTTTAAGGCTGACCAGTTAAGCGTAAGCCAGGCGGCGGATATCCTGGCCGGGGCTGCCAACGCTTCCGCGACCGACGTGGGAGAATTAAAAATAGGTCTGGCCCAGGTTTCCGCAGTTGCTTCCGGGGTCGGAATGAATTTTAAGGACACAAATACCGCCCTGGCTGTATTTGCCCAGAACGGGCTAAAGGGGTCCGATGCCGGTACCAGCTTAAAAACTATGCTTATGAACCTGGTACCTACGACAGACAAGCAATACAAAATGATGCAAAAACTTGGACTGCTTACCGCGAAAGGGACTTCGGCTTTCTTTGACCAAAACGGAAAACTTAAAGACCTTGCCAGTATTTCAGACCTGCTAAGAAATTCTATGTCTGGGCTAAACGAAGAACAAAGGCTGGTTGCCCTTAGTACCATGTTTGGGTCCGATGCTATTCGGGCCGGTAACATTTTATTTAAAGAGGGCGCCGCTGGCGTTAAAAATATGTTTTCTGAAATGTCAAAGGTTACCGCTGCCCAGGTAGCAGCCGAAAGAATGAATAACCTTAAAGGTGAAATCGAAGAACTAAAGGGCGGCGTCGAAACCGCTGCAATATCTTTAGGAACCATATTTATACCGACAATGCGGTCGTTAACCACTGTACTACAGAAGGGGGCCGACTGGTTTAACAAGTTAAGCGATGGACAGAAAAAGGCTGTCGCTATCGGTATTATGGTCGCTGGCGGGTTTTTGCTGATAGCTGGGCCGCTGCTGCTTTTAATAGGCTTTTTACCCAACATAATAGCCGGGTTTACTGCCCTGGGTACCGGTATAGGCTTTATTAAAATAGGTCTTGCGGCTATCCCGGGCCTGCTTCGGGGCCTGGCTATGGGCTTCCGGGCGCTGCTTATGAGTAACCCTATAGGCTGGATTTTATTAGGGGTTACGCTTTTGGTTACTGGATTAATTCGGCTTTATCAAACGAACGAAGTTTTCCGGGCAAAGGTTGACGCTGCCTGGAACTGGTTAAAGGGTACCTGGGACAGCTTTACGGCTGGGGTATCCGCAGGACTAGCCACGCTTCCAGCTGGGTTTAAAGCCTTTACTGACGGTGTTATGGGGATATTTAACGACTTTATTGGCAGTATTAAGGACGTAGGCAGCCGGATAATAGACACAATTATAAACGGGATTAAGTCCCGGGCCGAAGGTCTTTATAACACGGTTAAAGACGTCCTGGACTTCGCCCGGAAGCTGCTTCCTTTTTCTGATGCAAAGGAAGGCCCATTTTCTAACCTGACAGGGTCAGGGCGGGCCATTGTGTCGACGTTAGCGGAAGGGGTAAAGGGCAACAAGGGGGAACTTAACGACGCCCTTTCTGGGGCCTTTTCTGTCGGTCTGGGGCCTATTAACCAGCCCAGGCAGGAACCGAAACCAGCTGAAGGGGTTACCGTTAACCAGCCCAGGCCGGAACCGAAACCAGCTGAAGGGGTTACCGTTAACCAGCCCAGGCTGGAACCGAAACCAGTCGCACAGGGACCAGAAGGAAGTCCCGCGCCAGCTATACCAAAGGGGGCGGGGGCCGCCGGAGGTCCGACCATTATTCAGCTAACCGCGAAAATAGAAAATAAATTCGAAGGCGGGGTCCCTGTTTCGAAGGAAACCGAAGAAAAGGCGAATTTATTCGCGGACCAGATTATCGACATACTACTTTCGAAGCTGTCCGAAGCTGACGAAACACTAAGCGGGCTTAGTATGGGGGCGGTATTATGAAAATGACGTTACGAAGCGGGGGGAACGTTATCCAGATACCGGTCCCCCCGCCCGAAGTTAACTTAATGGTAGGGGACCAGATAGTCGAAACAATTCAAATTATTAACCTGGGTCCGGTAGCCTTTCCCGTAGGAAAGGAACTGGACGCCCTGGAATGGGCTTCCTTCTTTCCGGTAAGATACGACCCAGGGTATTGCGTAGTTAAAGACATAGAAGAACCCCGGAACCTGGTCGAAATTATCGAAGAATGGAAAGACAATAACCAGCCGGTCCGCGTTACAATTCCAGCCATGGACATTTCGTTTACTGCCCAGGTCCGCCGCTTTACCTGGGGGGTCAAGGGTATGGAATGGGATATTTATTACGATATCCAGCTGGTAGAACACAGGGAAATAAACGTCCGGCAGGTATCGACAGCCGCGACCGACCTGGTCGAAAACCCGAAGACCAGGCCAGCCAGCGCAGCGCCGCAGGCCGCGAAACCTTCAACGTACGCGGTAAAGGCTGGGGACAGCTTAACGCTAATCGCTAAAAGGCTGGGGACAGACTGGTCCAGTTTATACGAAAAAAATAAGTCGGTTATCGGAAACGACCCAGGAAAAATTTATCCCGGGCAGGTGTTAGCGGTATGAAGCTAATTTTAAACAACCAGGATATTACCGGGATAGTCGAACGGGGCAGCATAACGATAGAAGACCCCATGGAAAGCGTATGCAGGAAATTAAAGTTTAAACCAAAAAAGGCGGGGGAATTCAGTAACCAGCTGGGGCAAACGGTAACCCTGGAAATAAATGGGGTCACCTGGTACGAAGGCATTGTTATGGTAAAAGGTAAAGATTGGCTGGGACGTATGGAATACACAGCAAGCGACCCGGCTTTTTACCTTGCTAAAAACGACGGCGATTATCTGTTTAAACAACAAACCGCAAAACAGATAATCGCTTCCCTGGCTGAAAAATGCGGTATTAATGCTGGAACCATGGCTGACACGGGCGCCGTTTTTCCCGTTTTACTTTACCGGGGTAAAAATCCCAGTCTTATAGCGGTCGACGTTTTAGCCAGGACCAGGCAGGCAAATGGTAAAAAATTCTGGTACCGCTACGAACCAGGCAACGGTCTTACGGTATTTGAAAGAGTCCTGCCGGAAAACGTCTGGGTTTTCGAAAACAGGGTTAACCTTACCGACGCGTACCACGAAGAAACAATCGAAGACCAGGTTACCCGCGTAACCATGGTAAACCGGGAAACCGGTAAGGTTATAACGAAAGAGGTAACCGAAAAACTTCACCCGGGGAACGTTACCAGCTTCGAAGAAACCGACTTGAAGGAAGCCGAAGCCACGGCGGAAGCTGTCCGCAAACTGGCAGAACTTTCGAAGGTAGGAAAAACGATGCGGTTTTCCGGGGTCAATCCTGGGGCTATGCCAATGTTTTGGGCTGGGGACCCGGTTTATATTGACGAACCAGGAAGCGGCCTGGTTGGTGGTTATTACATGAAAAACGTAACCCATACCGTTATCGCGGATAACTTAATCCTGGTAACCGCTGACGTTGTCAAAACCCTTAACCTGCCCGATATTCAGTATAAAGACGCCACGGAAGCAGCGAAAGAAAAGGCGGCTAAAACCGGAAGCACAAAAACGAAAGAACCCGATATTATAGACAGGTATTTCTAGTAAAGGGGCGCTATTAATGAAAAAGGGAAGCGCGGAAGACCTTTTAAAACGAATACGCGGTCCCCAGCAGTTATTCGGGGCGGAACTGGCGACCGTTGTAACGGCGCCGCCGGACGTGACTATAAAAGTCGAAGGCATGGACGAAGCCCTGCCGGTCGACGTATTTCGAATACCGGCGTCATGTTACCCGCTTATTCCCGGGGACCAGCTTATTGTTATTCCTTTGCGGGCTGTTACGGATACGGTTTACGTTGCGCTTAACAAAATGGGCAGAAATACGGTAACCGCGACAATTCAGGCGGGTTTCAAGTTTAAACTACAAGGGACCGACGAAGTTATCGGAATCGACCTGGTTAAAGTACCGCTTACCTGTTACCCGCTTATTCCCGGTGAAATTTTAACGGTTGTCCCCATGGAAAAGACGGAAGCCGGGGTCGTATACGCGGCCCTGGATAAACTGAACGGGTCGGCTGGGCCTGGTGGAACCTGTACGCTGATAAGCGCGACCCCGGTTACTATGTCGGTCGACGGGTCAGGGGAAACGCTTGACGCAGCCAGGCTGAAAATACTTTCGGGGGTTTCTACGGGGGAACCTGACGTCGGCAGCCAGTACGCCCTTATTGCCTGGCAGGGGGACCCGGCGACCCCGTCAAGCGTTAAGTACATCGTTATAAATAAAGCATAGAAAGGGGGTCCGTTATGGGAACGAAA